CCGACCGGCCAGGCAGGGCCGGAGACGGACGCACCCCGAAAAAGAACTGGGCCTGATACACAAAGACGAAACCTTGCAGGGGCGCCAACGAACGCCGCAAGGATAAAACAGCCGACGGAGAACCGCCGGAGAGCCGAACCGAGGAAAGGAAGCGCTGCCAGACAGCGCCGCAAGGCGCACTTTGCGTGCATAGTTCAACAGGCAGAACGCCCGCCAGCCCGGCGGGTGACGTTGGTTCGAGACCCGCTGCACGCTCCACATTTGAAAACCGCCTGACCGACAACGGCCCGGCGGTATTTTTGTACAACTACGGAGGCGGCTTATGCAGATAGAAACACGAAAACTGGCCGACCTGCGCCCGGCCGAGTACAACCCGCGCAAGAAGCTGGCGCCGGGCGACCCGGAGTATGAGAAGATAGCCCGGAGCATTGAAGACTTCGGCTACTGCGACCCCATTATCATAAACAAAGACGGAACCATCATAGGCGGACACCAGCGCACCCAGGTCTTGCTGGATATGGGCGCCGAGACGGCCGACGTGGTAGTGGTAGACCTGGACAAAGACCGGGAAAAGGCGCTGAACATCGCCCTGAACAAAATCACCGGCGAATGGGACGCCGCCAAGTTGACCGAACTTGTGGGCGACCTTGACCTGAACGGCTATGACCTGACCAAGACAGGTTACAGCCAAAAGGAACTGACTGCCATGCTGGAACAGACCCGGATCCGGCCGGAGGACTTCAGCCAGGAATTCAGCCTGCCCAGCCGAGACACCGTGCTGGCCCACACGATGCACGTTACCCTGCACCGCGAACAGATCAGGATCATCAAGGCAGCCATCAGCGCAGCGACCCGCGACGGTGAGGGCGAGACTTACGGCAACACAGACAAGAACGGCAACGGCCTGGCAAAGGTGGTGAAAGAATGGCTGGCAGCGAACACAAGCTCCGCCGAGAGCGAAGACCTTTAAGCAGCCTACACCCGGCGGATTATAACCCCCGGAAAAAGCTGACGCCCAGCGACCCGGAGTATAAAAACATAGAGCGCAGCTTAAAAGAGTTCGGCTATGTAGACCCCATTATCATCAACCAGGACGGAACCATCATAGGTGGCCACCAACGCTGCACCGTTCTGCAAGACCTGGGAGAGACCGAGGCAGACGTCATTGTTTTAGACCTTAGCAAGGACGACGAAAAGGCGCTGAACATTGCCCTGAATAAGATCGGCGGCGAATGGGATATGCAAAAGCTGCGCGATGCCCTGGGCGACTTGACCCTGAGCAAGCTGGACGTGAACACGACCGGTTACAGCGACGACGAATTACAAGTCGTGCTGGGCGACGACCTACTGGAAAAGGAACACGAAGACCCGACCGTGGACAGAATGGCGTTCACGCTCAGCCTGGAACAGTACGCGGACTTGCAGCAAGCCCTGAAAATCATCGGGGCCAAGTACAAGCCCGACCAGATGGAGACGTTCGGCAACACGAACAAGACCGGCAACAAAATATATATGGTGGTGAAAGAATGGGCCGCGCAAAAGAAATTGAAATTCGAGTAATACCGAGCCGGATCGCCAACCCGTTTATTAAGGCGCACCATTACAGCGGCAAGGTGGTAAACAATAGCTGCCTACACTTCGGCGCTTTTTTGGACGGACGGCTGCACGGCGTACTGAGTTACGGCCCCAGCCTGGACAAGAAAAAAATCATCGGTCTGGTAGAGGGTACGACCTGGGACGGGTTCCTGGAACTAAACCGCATGGCCTTTGACGACTACCTGCCCCGGAACAGCGAGAGTTACTGCATCGCCAAGACGATCCGCCTGATCAAGAAACAGGCGCCGCAGGTAAAGTGGGTCATTAGTTTTGCCGACGGCTGCAGCTGCGGCGACGGCACCATCTACCGAGCCTGTAACTTTGTTTTGACAGACATCAAACGGAACGACGCGCTGTGCCTTTTGCCAAACGGAGACAAAATCCACAAAATGACCCTGCACAGCAACCCGACGAATCCCCGCCCGGAACTGGGCGGGCGCAGCTTTTACGACGTGACCGGCGGCAAGTATGACTGGGACGCCTACGTCAAGGCCGTGGGCGGAACGATCCTGCCAGGCTACCAATTGCGCTACATCTATTTTATCGACCCGGAATACAGGAAACGGCTGAAAGTGCCGGAGATCCCGTTCAGCCGGATCGACGAATTGAACGCGGGAATGTACAAGGGCGAGAGCATCACCCAGGCAGAGAGACACGCCGCCAGCCACTACGAACCCTGACCCTGAAAGGAGGCGCACCCCATGGCCGGAACCGGCGGGCAGTATTACGACAGCAAAGTCATGGCCCAGCTTTTCGGCGTTTCGGTGCGCCGTATCCAGCAGTTGACGCAGGACGGCGTGATCGAAACCGTCCCCCTGAAAGTAGAGGGGCGCACGGTACGGCGCTATGAACTGGTGCCGACGATCCAGGCTTACACAAAATACCTGGCCGACAAAGCCTACGGCCGAGAACAGATCAACACCGAGGCCGAGTTAAAGGAACAGAAACTGAAAGCCGAAATCGCCCTGAAAGAAAGCCAGGGCGAACTGCACCGGCTGCGCACGGCCATTGCGGCCGGAGAGTATATCAGCATAGAGGAAGCGCGTGCCGACTATACGAAATTTTTTGCAGTATTGAAGCGATTCTGCGCAGGACTGCCAAGCCGGGTGACCGGCATGGTGGGAACCCGGATAGACCCGGTGGCAAGCCGGGCGCTGGAAAAAGACCTGAACACAGAAATCAACGATATGCTGCGCACCTTCGTCCTGGCGGCTGACGCTAAGGACGGTGGCGACGGATGAACAGCGCACCCCGCCGAAAGCCCCGGACGTTCCGCTTCAAGCGATACCAGGTGCCGAAATACATCAAGGACGCCCTGGCGACCTTGAAGCCACCGGACGACATAACCGTGAGCCAATGGGCCGAGCGTAACCGCATACTGAGCCGCAAGGAATCCAACCTGCAAGGCTACTGGCGCAACAGCGTGACGCCCTACCTTACCGGCATTATGGACGAATTCAACAACTGGGAAACCGAGCAAATCATTTTTGTGAAGCCTACCCAGTGCGGCGGCACCGAGGGCGAACTGAATATGCTGGGCTATGTAATAGACCAAGACCCCGCGCCGGTTTTGATCGTATACCCGAACGACGAACTGGCCGAGAGTACGAGCGCAAACCGCATATCCAGCATGATGGAGACCCCCTGCCTGAAACGACACTACCTGAAAAATTCCAGCAGCAAAAAGGAATTGCAGTTTGACACGGATATGTATGTGGCCCTGACCGGCTCCAACTCCCCCGCCGACCTGGCAAGCAAACCCATCCGTTACCTGTTCCTGGACGAAGTGGACAAATACAGTGCCGCCAGCCGCCAGGAAGCAGACCCCATCAACCTGGCAATCGAGCGAACCAAGAGTTATATCACGAACCGCAAAATCTATATGTGCAGCACCCCGACGCTGCGCACCGGCCACATCTGGAAAGCCAAGGAGGCCGCCGATGTAGAAAAGCATTTTTTTGTACCCTGTCCGCACTGCGGAAAGTACATAGAACTAAAGTTTGCACAGATCCGCTGGCCAGGCAAGGAAGACGGAATGAGCGACCGAGACCGGGCCGAATTTGCAAACTACGTCTGCCAGGAATGCGGCTGCATCATAACCGACCAGCACAAGCCGGAAATGCTGCAACACGGAGAGTGGCGGGCCGTGCGCCAAAGCACCCGCTTTGCCCGGAGCGTAGCGTTCTGGATGAATACGCTGTACAGCCCCTTTACACGATTTAGCGCCATAGCCGCCGAGTTTTTGAAATCCAAAGACGATCCCGACCGGCTGCACAACTTCACCAACAGCTGGCTGGCGGAACCGTGGGAAGATACCAAGCTGAAAACCAGCGCCGAACTGGTGCAGGAGCGCCAGACCGAGCGCCCGGCCTACGAGGTGCCGCCCTGGGCCAAGCTGCTGACCGGCGGCGTGGACGTGCAGGAAAACTGCCTGTATTGGAGCATACGCGCCTGGGGTGACTTTTTGACCAGCCAGAACATCGCGCACGGCCAGGCGTTCAGCTTTAACGAAATAGCGAACTACATGAATCTGGAATACCGGCAGCCAGACGGCACCGCCATGATGGTGGCCCTTTGCCTGATTGACTCCGGCGACCAGACCGA